TGATTCTAGTTTACCTGTGTATCTAAAGAAACCATTTTCTGACATCCAGTAAGCTGTACCATCTACTTCAACAGCTGCGTTCTGACCAATCAATCCACAGTTGGTACCTACTTGTTGGAATGAAAATGTAAATGGTGGACCAACAAAACGCATAATAAATAACGCTGTGTCTGTCCAAATGTAAATGGCATCACGACCTCTAATCGCTCCTACAAGTTTAGAACCATCCGCTAGTCTTTGTGTACCTGCTGTATTGGTAGCTGTTGGTGTGTAAGAATTAATATCTTCTTGAGAAGAGAATCTAATAAACATAGGGTCTTGTGTAGATTTAGTTCCTATGGTTGTTTCTGTTCCAAAAAATATTAAGTGTCTATCTGGTGTAGATACTAAACTAAATGCAGATGCTGTTGGTGCGCCTGTTATAATCGTTGCTCTAGTATTGTTAGCTCCAGTAGGATTAGAGTCCCACTCAAAACTCTCACCGCCATTTATGGTTGCAATAAGTTTATTACCTAAATTATCTAGTGACCATAATCCTGGTGCTGTTACAATATCTCCAGATGCTGCAGCATTCCAAGCAAAAAAGTTTGATGCATCTGTTACCGTTGCACCCGATGAATGTGTAGCTGCTGTCGTTCCTAAAGCACCTCGTGTTAATCCAGATAATGTTCCGCTACTATTACCTGTGTATGTAATTAATTCTGTTCCAATCAACACTGTACCTGAAGATGGGAAAGAAGAAGAACTTGCCATTGTTAAACTTGTTACCGATGCATTGATGTCCGATGATAATGTAGATGTAAATTGTCCTGTTTGTTGTCCACCCCAAGATCCCAAACTCCAACCTGTTGACGCAACCTCTACTGCTGGTCCTACCGGATAGTAATGTTGAACTCGAATACCACCAGATGTTGAAGCACCAGATCCTGACTCGTTTGATTCCATTTCTATCGTTAGTGTTGTATCTGTTGGTATGGATGTCACCATAAATTTTTTATCTGTAAAGTCTCCAGAACCAAAATCAGAACCAGTGATAGCTGTAAAAGTGTCTAATAATATAATATCAAACTTATTTATGTTGTGTGCAGATGCAAAGGTAAGTGTTACAGTCTTTGATCCGTTAGTTGTAGAAAAAGCATTTGATAAAGATGTTGTAGCTTTAATAGGATGTATGTCGTAAAATATACCTCCAGAGTATGCATACAAAATTCTGTTTGTTCCTAGGATAGCATACTTGATACCTGATGTATTAACAAAGTGATGAATAGCTGTTGCTCGACCTGTTATGGCAACTGAACCTAGTTGTGACCAACCACCAATTTTTTCTGGTGTGCCATATCTAAATCTAACATTATCACCGTTGACCCATTGGCTTTCACCACCGGTAGCAGTGACCTGTTTATTAAATCCAGGCGCAAATTTAACTTTTTGCAGCATAGTGATTTCCTACGCCTTATGGTTTAGTCGGCCAAGTAGCGTTGTTACATTTATCAACGGTATCTTTACCAGCTGGAAGATCTCTTAAATTTTGTCTGTATGTTGTCATATCGCTCGACATAGTGACATCAGACAAAGCATAAAAGTCTGTCTCTGCTAAAAGTTGATTTCTTCTAGTTCTTAAAGCAGCTTGTGCTCTTGCTACAGCACCATCCGCCCACGCTTGTTCTTCAGCGTCTCTTGCTGTCTCTTCTGCAGCTGTAAGCTGAATACGCTCACCGTTAACCATCTTGAATCTAGGCATATTTGTTCTCCTTGTTTTTTGTTTATATACTATTTCATATAGTTGTAAAAGCCTATTTTACCCCATACAAATCGATTGTTCCAGAATCAATGTTTCCTGATGTGCATTGAAAACTTACACCGTTAACAGCACTTGTCGTATTAGCATAACCACCAATAAGACTTTGTGCAGCGTAATCAGGATCTCCTGCAAAATTAGTGCTTATGTTAGCAATAAAATGTTTTACAAAAGTTGTATTTGATGGATCAAACAAATGTAAAAAACCATCTAAATTATGATCTGCATCATTTCCTAAACTTCTTGCTAAATTTTGATAACCTGTACCTTGTGCAAGATCGTGCCCTGATTCATAACCTAAAGCTGTACTAGAACCCCCTTCATCGTGTGACGCTTCAAAAAAAGTTGTAGTTTTAGTTACATTGTAATTACTACCACCATCAACACTTAAATTAAATGTAAGTCTTCCATTCGTTCCATCAGATGCTGGGTGTATATTATTAAAAAAAAATATATATTCTTTGTAAGTGCTATCAATACCTGATGTTATACTTAAACTTGATGATGAACTAGCAGTTGATCTTGATATAAAAACTAAATTACCAAGTCCCGTTGTTGTTCCAACTGCTGTTGCATCTTTTAATGCTCTATTATTTAAAGTTACAATACTCATTATGATTTACTCAATCCATACATTTTAATTACGCCACTGTCTATGTTTCCACTATTAAATTTAAAATCAACTCCATCAATAGCGGCAGTTACATTACAATATCCAGCAGTTCTTGAATTAATAGTATAATTATCACTAAAATACATATTATTAGTATCCATAAAGTGTTTAACAAAAGTAGTGCTAGATGGTGAAAAAAGATAAAGTGTTCCTGAAATACTTTCATCATTTCCATTACCGACTCCTGAAGTGTTTAAATCTTGATAACCTGTTCCTTGTGCTAAATCGTGGCTGGTATCATATCTAAAATTTGTTGTACTACCACCTTCATCTTGAAAAGCATAAAAATGCGTTGAAGTTTTTGTAGCATCAAATGCTGTACTACCATCTCTAAAATTTACTTGAAATCTTACTCCATCTGATGCTGGGTGACAATTAATATATTTAAAAATATAAGTATCATATGTGCTATCAATACTAGAAGTAAAAGAAGATGATGATACGCCTGATGATATTGTATTTGTAGTAATTAAATTTAAACTACCACTTGCTATACTATCTAAAGCAGTTACATTTAATATAGATCTATTGTTATATTTAACTAACGCCATATAATTTAAAAGTTCCTGAATCTATGTTACCTGTGTTTAATGAAAATTGTACAGCATTAATAGCTGATGTTGTGTTTCCATAACCACCTATAAATAATTGATGAGAATACACACTTTCTCCATATGCATTTGTTTCAGCAATAAAATGTTTTACGAATGTTGTGTTGCTTGGATCGAATAAATGTAAAGTGCCTGAACAACTTTCGTCTGCATTAGATGCATTTATAGCACCTGATATTCTTTGTGAACCTGTTCCTTGTGCTAAATCATATCCTGTTAAGTACGTTATTGAAGCACCGCCATCATCTTCTTGATGAAATGCTCTAAAAGCACTAGATGTTTTTGTAACATTATAGTTGCTTCCACCATCTGCTGATAAGTTCATATATAAACTAGCACCAGTTGATGGGTGAACATTATAGTATTTAAAAATATATTCTTTGTAAGTAGAGTCTATGCCACTTGTAAAAGATATTGTTGAACTACTACTAGCAGTTTGAGTAGATATTAAATTTAAAGCACCACCACTAATAGCTGCAGGTATCGAAGTTATAGCTGATAAGGAATTATTGTTACAAAAATTTAAAGCCATTAGGTTACTCCGTACATTGTTATGGTTCCTGAATCTATGTTTCCACTAGACATCGCAAATTGTACTCCATCTATTGCAGCTGTAACATTACAATATCCAGCTACAAATTGCTGAATACTTGCATTTGAATTGTGTGTATTATTTCCATTATATAAAAAATGTTTTACAAAAGTTGTATTACTTGGATCAAATAAATGTAAAACTCCACTAATACACTGATCAGAATCATCCCCAACACCACTATGTAACATTTGTGCTCCAGTGGACTGTGCTAAATCTCTACCTGATTCATAATTAACACTACCATTACTTGCTGATTCATCATTTGATGCTTGAAAAAAAGTAGTCGTTTTTGTTGCGTCAAAAGCAGAACTGCCATCTCTAAAATTAACTGTAAAATTTACATTGTCACTTGCTGGATGTATATTATTAAATATGAAAATATATTCTTTATAAGTACTATCTATACCTGATGTAATATCTATAGTTGATGATGAACTTGCAGTAGAAGTAGATATTTTTGTTAAACTACCCCCAGCACTTGCTGTCTCTAAACCATTAGCACCAGAATTAAATCTTATAGCTTCACTAGCAGCAGGTGTAACATTTATACTATTAAATTTTAATTTATTAAGAGCCATTATTTTGTTATCCCATACATTTTAATAACACCAGAATCTATTGTTCCAGAAGATGCAGAAAATTCTACTCCATCAATAGCTGCAGTTACATTAGCATAACCAGCAGTATAAGTAACTGTTGAATTATCTCCACTATCCATATTTTGAGTTCTTGCCGTAAAATGTTTAACAAACGTAGTCGAACTTGGTGAAAATAAAAACATATCACCTGAAAGAGAACCATCATTTTGATTTCCTGTCACTAAATTTAAAAAATGCCCCCCTGTGCTTTGTGCTAAATCTCTATCAGAGTCATAGCTAAATGAATTTGTACCAGCTTCAGTATTTCTAGCAAAAAAATGAGTTGTAGTTTTTGTAGCATCAAAAGAAGAATCACCATCTCTAAATTTTAAAAAAAATGCTTCATTGGCATTAGAAAAATGTAAATTAAAAAATTTAAATAAATAAGTATCATAAGTGCTATCGATCCCTGAAGTAAAACTTGAAGAGGATACACCTGAAGATATAGTGTTAGTTGAAATTAATGTTATAGCACCTGGTGCTGCTGTATCAAATCCATTAGCACTAGCGTTAAAAGCTAACCCTGTGCTTGCAACTGTTGTCAAATCAAAACTATTAAAATTAAATTTAGTTAACGCCATATAATTTTATAACTCCACTTTCAATATTTCCTGAATCAAACTTAAATTGTATAGCATCAATAGCACTTGTTGTATTTAAATAACCAGCAACATAATTTGAATTAACATAAGCATTAGCAACTAAAGTTCCCGTAGCAATAAAGTGTTTAACAAATGTAGTATTAGATGGGTCAAATAAGTGCAAAGTTCCGCTACCACTATCATCAGCATTTGCTGTTATACTACTTAAAACTCTTTGAAAGTCAGTTGATTGTGCTAAATCTTTACCACCCTCATAACTTAAATTTGCTGTTGAATCTGCTTCATTATGGTCTGTTTGAAAAAATGATGAAGTAAGAGTAACTCCATAAGAACTTCCACCATCTGTGCTACCTTGAAAACTAAAATGTCTGCCAGTTCCGCCATCAGGGTGAATATTATAAAACTTAAAAATATATTCTTTATAAGTAGAATCTATACCACTGGTAAAAGATATTGTTGAACTACTACTAGCAGTTTGAGTAGATATTAAAACTAAGCTACCACCAACATCATCCGCAGCTAACCCATTGTTACTAGAGTTAAATGTTATAAACTTACTCGCTGTTGGAGTAACGTTGAAGCTATTAAAGTTTGCTTTAGATATTGCCACATTCTACTCCTATGTAATTCCGTAAATTTTAAATACACCTGATGCAATATTACCTGACGAAAACTGAAATTTAAATGCATTATGTGCTGCTACTTTTTTATAAACACCACCAAGCAAAAACATTGTAGCAGCCTGATCAGTTTTAGTAGATTGAACTTGACCAATAAATTGTTTAAAATTATCTGTTCCTAATATATTAAAAAAAGTTACTTCTCCTGAAGTATTTTCACCAGCGGCATTACCCATATTAGCAGGAGTAATTTCAAATTGAGTACCACTATTGTTATTATTTTTTAAAATAGTGGCGTTGTCTGAAGTCATACCAAAACTATTTCTTTGATGATCACTGTCTGATTTAAAACTTGAACCGTTATCATCTGAAATTAAAAGATCAAGTCTGACATTATCTGTTGCACAGTGAACATTTGACCAAGTAAGATGATAATCTCTGTAAGTAGAAGTAACGTAGGTATTATTAAATGTAACATTAGCTGAGTCACTTGCAGTAACTGTATGTAATAAAGTTTTATGTGGAGTAGACTTTAAATGACTAAAATCTATTCTTTTTAATACACCAGCATCCGATAATAATAATTCATCAGTATCTGCAGGAGTTTCTGCTAAAGCAGTTTGCCCTGAGATTACATCTGCATTAAATTTAGCAGCTGTTACTGAGTTAGCAACTAGTTTTGCAGTTGATATACTATTGTCTGATGGTGTGCCTAAGTCTAACACATCACCTAAAATAATCACGAAGTCGATTACATCTCCCGTTGCAAGATTGCTTGCGAAGGTAAGTGTGGATCCTGATACCGTAAACGAGTCGCCGGGCGCCTGAAGTACGCCGTTAAGACTGACCAACATATGGTTAACATTTTCCGGGCTTACCGCTGCACTGCCTACTGTTAAACTGTATGCTGCTTGTCCATTAACAACCGATATTGCATCACACTTTTGAAAGTTTCCTACTACTGGTTGTTTACCTATATATGCCATTTATTCTCCTATGATTTTGCCACTCCGTACATTGTAAAACTACCCTCTGCTATATCACCACTAGTAAATTGAAATTTAATACCATTTACTGCTGCAGTAGAACCTGTATTCGCACCAGCACCTACAGTATAACAAGGTAAAGCATTTTTTTCCATATAACCACCAAAAAAAGCAATATGTTTATTATGACTTGTATTTGATGGATTATATAAAATAATTTCTGCATTAAAACTTTCTGCTGATGCACCACCAACATTATCTCCTGTCATACGAATATTACCAGCGTTTCCACTTTGTACATTACCTGAATTTCCTCCTGAATCTATTGAAGATACTGAGTATTGATATGGATTACTTAAATAATTTGATCCGCTATCAACTGAATAAAAAACTTCTATATCTTGGTTATCTGTGGCAGGTCTCACACCTGAAAGAATAAATTTATAAGCATCATAAGTGCTATCAATACCTGAATTAAATGCAACACTAGCTGTGTTACTTGAAATAGTTGTATGTGATAAAAGGACCAAACCTCCTGATTTAATAAGTGAGTAATCTATTCTCTTTAATGTTCCAGCATCAGATATTAAGAGCTCATCTGTGTCATCTGGTGCAGAAGTTAAAGCTGTTGTTCCAGTAATCATTTCAGCAGATATTTGTGAGCTTCCTACTGATCCACCTGCTGGATTAACTGTTTGTAATGCTCTACCTAAAAATACAGCATACATAGTATCTGTGCTAGCTGTAGCTGCAGATAATGTAAGAGCAGTCCCACTAGCTGTGTATGCTTTACCTGAACCAGGTTGTTGTCTTACGTTATTAACAAATAACGCTATTTCATTTTCATTTGTAACGGGATGATCCAACGTGTAGGAGGTTGTAGCACTCGTTGAAAATTCCTGAGTTGCAAATGATGTAAATGTTTCTGCTGGTATTGGACCAATATACGCCATCTTACGTTATCTCCATTATCGACAGAGTTCCTGATAGTTTATCCGCTACAGAACAGTCTATTTTAATCTCATCTGTTGCCTCTAATACAACCTTACCACCTGATAATATCTCAAGCGATGTCCCTGCAGGGATGTTTACATCTTTTACAAGAAACGAGGTTCCGTTAGAAACGTTGTTTGCACCACCTCTACTACCTGTGTCACTCACTAATTCTACCTCTGCAGTTACTGCAGTTGTATGAATATTAGTAAGGATTAACCCAAGAACAACTGTAGTTGTGCTTCCAGCACAAGTATACATTTTGTACGCTGTGCCTGCTGAAGCTGGTTCTGCTGCGAAAGTTACCACTTTGAACGTGTTTGCCATTTATATCCTCCTACTACTTTATACCTTACCCTAACGCAATTGCAAGTGCAGTCGGGTCGTCTGTACTAAATCCTGCACTTGTTAAATATGTTTTAACGTCTGTTAATGCTACCTGTTTCATCGTTCCAGCATCGTTTGTGACTAATCTATCAGCGTCTGCCAGTGTTGTAGAGGTAGCTGATGTATCGCCATCCATAACATTTAGCTCTGTTGCTGTAGATGTAACGCCATCTAAAATATTAAGTTCAGCTGCTGTAGATGTAACGCCATCTAGTATGTTTAACTCTGCTGCTGTGGATGTAACTGCTGTGCCGTTAATAGCTAACTTATCTGTTACAATGTTAAAAGTACCATTGTCTTCTACTCTAGCTACTTCTGTTCCATCTCTTTGTTGGAATATTATATCTTTTGCATCAACAACTGGTCTTATAATGACATCACTTGATGAGTTAGTTACTCTTAAAATCTCTGTTCCAGCAACTTTAAAATTAAAATCTCCACCACCTGCATCTAAAATAATGTCTGCACCAGCATCTAATGTAATATCACTAGAGTTATCTATCTCTGCAATAACAGGTGTTGTTAGTGTTTTGTTAGTCAATGTCTGTGTTGCAATAAGAGATACTAATGTTGAGTTACCACCATCTGGTAGTAATAATTCGTTGGTTACACCAGCTGAATGTGGTTGAGCTTTTACAATCTGACCGTGGGAGTTAGACTCACAATTAAATTGTATAGCACCTGAGTTTGTATTACCTTTAACAGTTACGTGTCCTGTGCCATTTGGTGCTAATTCTAAATCTGCATTTGATGTAGTAACAATATCTTGACCATTCATATCAAGATCACCGCCTAATTGTGGTGTAGAGTCTTCTACTACATTTGATATTGCACCTGATGTAGCAAGCCCTGATACTATTGCTGATCTAGCTATTTTTTTAAGTCCACCCCCTGAAGTATCAACTGCTAAGAATACATCATCATTAGCAACTGTAGATATTTCTGATAATGAACCAACTGCTACAGAATTAAAGTTTGTACCATCTGCAATTAATAAATTACCTGCAGTGTTTGTACCCATAGTAATATCATCACCAGCTACTGTAAGATCTCCAGTTATACTTAAGTTTCTAAATCCAGATATATCTTTGTTTGAATCTACTATAACTGCTAAAGATGCAGATACAGTTCCTGCAGTAATACCATCTAATAAATTTAATTCTGCCGCAGTTGAAGTTACACCATCTAAAATATTTAATTCTGCTGCTGTTGAAGTTACACCGTCAAGAATATTTAACTCTGCTGCTGTTGAAGTTACACCATCTAAAATGTTTAACTCTGCTGCAGTTGATGTAACAGCAGTGCTACCTAAAGTTAAACCACCATCAGGTATAACAACACTACTTCCTGATAAAGCTGTAAACGTGTTTGCTGTAAATCTAAAATCGTCTGCACCAGCTATTGCAATATCTATCTGGTCATCTGTGTCAGCTGTAATTGTTGTATCCGCGTCAGCATCAAGTGTTAATACTCCACCATCTAAATCTGTTGCACCACCAAAACTGGCATCGACTATATTTGTACCATCAGAAAAAACTAATTTAGTGCTTTTATCAGATGCACCAAAAGTTACACCTGTTCCTGATGCAGTTTTAAATTGAACAGTGTGTGCACCGCTTGTGCCATTTACTACAATGTAAACTTTTTCTATTGAGTCTGGAACAGTAACAATCTGATTACCTGTAATAGTTCCAGTTAATTTTATAACTGCGTGTCTTGCAACCGATGTGGATTCTGTAGTGTCCCCATCTGTAATAGTTAAAGCTGTTGTTGCTGCACCACCAGCAATAGACTTTTCTACATAACCAGCGATAGCTTTTTCTACGATTTGTAAGTTGGTATTAGTTTTTGTTCCCCAAGTTCCGGCGTTTTCGCCAGTTGCCATTAGTTCTATACCTAAATCTGAAAATGTTGATGCCATATTTTATTCCTTACGGTGTTTGTTGAGGGACTGGTATACGAGGTTCTCCATCCGTATAATCGTCTCTTCTTCTTCTACCTAATTGTTCTCCTCCAAATTTCTGCATTTCTTGCCTATATTTTTGTTCATATAATTGTAGCATATCTGCTGGACCTTTTAAGAAACCATAAGTTTCTGCTAGGCAACAATATAGCAGACCATTTGGAAAATTCATACTAATATAATTAACACCATTGCCCTCTAATAAATCAGGAACTTTGTTGTAATGTAATTTATAAGCAAACGTTGCGCTGGGTGTTGGAGCCATAATAATCGATCCAGAAGTGTCGGCAGCCGCTCCTGTTGCTCCAGTGTCTAGCATTGCATAATATTTTGGTGTACCAGTTGATGTATTTGCTGAAATATATTCTTCTAAAAATGTAATATCTCTTTTTTCTAAATATGTATTTGCACCTGTAAATGTAGATCCAGTGGCTGTATAAACTTGCACAGACCTAACAACTAAAGCACCGGCAGGAACAGCTAATGTATTTGTGCCAGATGTTAAATTACCTGTTTCTACTTTTCTATCTGCATCAATCGGAGCATCCCTAAATATTCTATATTGTGCATTTAAAATAATATTTTCTAATACAGAGTCAGAGAGAACCGTAGAGCTAACTTCAGTATAACTTCTTATTTGTGTTTTTAATCCTGATGCACTTATTCCTGGCATATTAAGCTGTTAAGGTTACTGGTCCTGACGAGCAACCTTCTCCTCCTCCTGATACTCCACCTGTTGTAGCAGTATCCGTGTCTACAGTAAAGTGGTAGAAATTTTCTGTGTTTGCAATATTTCCGCTAGAATCTCTTTTACCAACAGTAATTGAGTAACCAGCAGCTTTTGCTATATTTGATCCTGTAATACCATCAAAATCTCTTGGGTTTTTAAAACCATCTGGGTCTGATGTTGTGTGTCTTGCACCTCTAAATCTTACTGTATCTCCTGTAGATCTACCGTGTCCTTGTTCTGCTACGTTTATAATTCCAGAACTAGCTGATATGGTTTCAAAAGCATCTGGTTTTAATAATATTAAAACCTCATTTTCCACTCTTTGAGGTCTAGCATTTCTTAAACCTTGTTGCTCTGCACCTCTGTTAGCTCTAAGTTCTAACTGTGGATGTTTTTCTTCATATTCAGATTTGTGAACAAAGGAGCCATTCCATTCTGTAACCATTTCATCATATGGAAACTCTAGTCCTGATCTATCTGATATTGCTTTTGCATATTTTGGCATAATTAAATACTCGGGTAATAGTTTTTCGGAGTTATGTGAGTGCTTGTAGAAGAACCATCTTCTGCTAACGCTCTTGCTAACTCATCTTCATAATATAATTTTAACGCTTGAACTCTGTCAGGTGCATATTTTTGTGCTAAATAAAATGCTAATCCTGATGCCATACAAGGCACAAATCTAAATGGCACGTCTGTTGCATCTGTGTATGTAGAGTCTGCATCTTGTATTCTTTTAACAAAATTAATATGAACATCTTTTGATGCCGCTGTTGAATCTGGTGTTGGGTATAAAGTGACCGTAACTTTATCAATAAATCTTTGCACAAAGTATTGAGCTGGTGTGCCTTTTGTCAATTTATTAGCAATCGCAGAATATGTTGATCTATCTATTTTAGTTAAAGCAGAATCGGATTGTGTTGTTTGTGTTCTGTTTTGTCTAAATGTTGCCTCTAATACATCAGCTAAACCAAACGTGCTAGAGCCACTTGTGCCCCCAGCAGTTGCAGCCGAAGTACCATCAGCACTAGATCTAAAGAAAGAATACTCTGCTTGGCCTTCAATAAGATCAATATTTGTGTCACCTATTTCCCAATAGTGCAAACCTCTATTACCCCATTCTTGAAAAAGAATGTTGAGAGATCTTCTTGCTGATTTTAGCTGGTATCCAGAAGTTACTTGTGAACCGATTCGCTCGTATGCCTCTGCAATTATATCATCAACTGCAAAAGTTTTATCGAAAGTAACTGTGCCGGAAGTTGTATTGGCCATCCGTTACCCTCCTAATAATTCTTCAAGAACTCTGCAATAACTGTGTAAGTATTTCCAGAATCAGCTGCACCTGGTACAACAAAGTTTACATCGTTTTCATTTGAGTTAGATGAGGTATTTGCTGGAACTCCACCAAATTCTCTAAAATCCCAATACCCAGATCCTATTAAAGTTACAATTGGAATATCTCCATCTGAATCTTCATAGTCTAAACGAGCAAAAGAGTCCTTTCCATCACCATTTGAACAAGAATACCACAATCTTTGTAGTGTTAAATGTGTTGGACTTTCTCCAGATACGTTAGCTGCAAGTGCAGATACATCTGCAAATACAGTTGTGCCACCTGATCCGTCTGATTGATTTACTATTTTAATGGTTACTCTCTTGTCATTTTGTTGCAAGATAGTAGGTCCTGTTACTGTGTCTGCCATCGTTTCCCTCCTTAATCAAGAAACTGTGGGGGCATAAGCCCCCACTCTAATTAACGTTAATAATTATGCTCCTAAGATACCTATAAAAGTTAATCTTATAATTGTATCTCCTCCTGGATCACCACTTACAACAACTTCTACTTCATCAGCAGTTCCTGTTGCACCAGTTGTTCCAGTTCCTAATCCTCTAACTCCATTACATCCAAAGATACCTTTGAATCCTGTAGAGTTAACAGCAATAGTTGCACCGTCTAAATAAGAATCAGTGTCTGCATCATCTCCAACGTCCACTAAGTTTACAGCGTTTGCTGCTGCTGTAGTTACGTTCACACCAATAGCTAAAGGTGCAAAGTTTGCGGGCATTCCAATAGACGCTTCTTTACCTGTAGTAGCACCGTTAGCTACAGTTATTGTAGCTTGGTACGTTTGAAGAGTCATTGTATTTGTAGATGCTGCTTTTAATTCAACAGATCCAGCTGTGTTGCTTGAAGTGTCTCCAGTTGAATTTGTTCCAACAACCACTTTATCTGTGTGTGCACCAGTTGTAGTGTTTTTTGTTGAAACTTTTACAGTTGATTCCGATCTTACCGGTCCTGTAAATGTTGTGTTTGCCATAATAATATTCCTCCTAGAATATCAGAACGCAGTCCCTAGGGGCAGTCGACTATACGCGTCTACGCTCTATATTTATTTTTTATGTATAGTGATTAATTTATATAGTAGATTTTAATAAAGTGCAAGAGAGCCTGTAATGAAGTTACGTATTTCAACGATGTAGCTTTTTATTAAGTAGCTACTGAAACTTCGGGTGCTGCGTCCTCGATTTTGTTAGTTAGATTAGCTACTCTAGCTTCCTCTAACTTAATCTGATTAACAACTTCTTTAATTTTGTTGTCAATCCTAACCATATCCAAAGTATATCTTTGGTGGTTACGCTGCTGCACCGCCCACTCTGTCTCCAGACCTCTCTTCTGTTTGTAAAGGTCCCTTACGTGCATTTGCATCTATGATCTCCTCGTAGGTTATCCATAGTTTACGATGGTCTATAAATCCATCTTTTTCCCATACAATATCATTTTTTCCTAGTTTGTCAACTAGTGCATTTTCAAAGGCTTTATCTTCGTCCTCTGATGATATTTCAAAAGACGCATAATACCCATATGCTCTGATTTGTACTCGGAAATTTTTCATAGTGCCTTTCTTCTTTAGCATAAAAAAAGGGGGCTCGAAAGCCCCCTTCTTAATTAAAAGTTATTAGATTACGCTGCTCCTGGAGAACCGAAGATACCTCTAGGGTCTGAGAATCCAAATGAATATCTCTCTCTAGCTTTGTATTTTACGTTTCCAGTTTCGAAATCACCTTCCATCGAAGTTTTTACTGGTGATCTAACGAACATTTTTAATCCATTAGGTACATCAGTCTTGATGAAAAACGCATCTGTGTCAGTTAAGTAGTGGTTAACCACATAGCCTTGTGGGATCATTCCCATATTAGCTACTGCGTTGATGTCATTGTCAGCTGTTCCAGTTCTACCTGTAGACTTCATAAGTCTTTCAGCTGTAAACTGAAGCTCAGAAGGAATAATTAATTTCATTCCTCTTGCTGCAATTTTTAACCCTCTTTCATCAGTCATTGCTGCGATGTCAATTAACGACTGCTCTAACGATGTTTCGTTTAAGTCAGCTGCAGTTGACAACTCATTTTTAAATGTTCCAGCAACAATTGGGTGAACAGCAGAACATAATTCTACTCCATCACCACCTGTGAAGTTTGAGTCAAACGCATTGTTTAACACATTTGCTGCTTTAACTTGTTTTGCGTTAGCCATAGATCTAGCTAATGCTTTTGTATATCTAGACGCAAGTCTGTCATACAAGTTATCTTCAATCGCTTCTTCAGTGATTGAGAACGCTAAAGCAAGCGTTTCGTGAGTGTATCTA